CTTAAAGTAAACTTAACTTACAGTAGCCTTAACTTGCAGTAAGTACCGCACAAAGTAAACTAATTCACTGCATAGAAAGGTACACCCTGCCTGTACCTATTGTACTGAGAAAGGTACCAGACGGTAGTACCTTTTTATGCCCGCGAACCCCCACCGTTAACGGCTTTCTCCTATTCTATAGAAACAACCCGCAAAAGTACCTAACCCCTAAACTACGGACTAGATGTGATTAGAGAAAGGTACTGGCAGGCGGTACCTTAGTAGGTAACGAAACAGTAGATGCGTACCAATCTAGGTATAAATAGGTGCAGAACAATACTAAATTGAGTACTTACACGCTGCAGACTGCGCTGTAACCTCTAAACAAAACATAAGATATAGCAACAGCGTCAAAACCTCGTAGTACCAGGCTATTCAGTAAATTGACATACACGGCTGTAGTGTAGAACATACACGGCTGTGATGTATGTCATACACCACTGTGATGTATGTTGGTACTAGATAAGTGTTAAAGGTACACTTAAGTTAGTGTATGATATAATACGGCAAGGAGATTAAATGAAGAGAGCAATAGAGACCACGACAAAGATAGACCACTCTACAGGAGAGGTGCTAGAGACGTCTGTTGTACGCCGCTATAGAGGCGATGAACCTAACTACATTAAGCTGTACTTAGAAGACATCAGCTATATGCATGGACTACCCACTACAACTAGTGAATTACTAAATGAGTTATTGAAATACGTAACTTACGGTACACAAGAAATCATACTGAATGCGGCAGCTAAAAAGCGAATAGCAGAAGAGACAGGTATGGGCATACGAACGATAGACAATCGTCTACAGGAACTAGTTAAATCCGGTATCATAGATAGAGTAGCCTTAGGCACATTCGTACTCAACCCGTATCTATTCGGTAAGGGTGATTGGAAGACTATAACAGCACTACGTAATAAGAATATACACCTGGAAATAGTGTACGATAAACTAACAGGTAAGCGAAAGTTAAAAGGTAAGGTAGAAGAATGACAACAAAACCAACAGCAGGTACCATGTATGTAGCAAAAGATGGTGAGATGGTAATAGTCCTAGGTACGTACCACAACTACGAACAGAAAGGACTAGTTACGTATAAGATAGTAGGACAGAGTGAGGTAAAGACAGATGATGTCCCATACTTTAATAGTGTATATAAACAAGTAAAGGAATAGAAATGTACATAACTAGCGTAGATAGACTATGGAAATACCCGTTAGGCTCAAGAGTAAGTATAAAAGGTAAAGGGTATATATATACAGGTAGAGAAGACTGGTCAGAAGCTGAACTGTTTGATCTAAGTGAAGGAATAACAGTAGGTATCGAGGACATAGTCGAGGATGAAGAGTCACTTACATTAGAGATACTAGTAGGAGACTATGATATCGATACTCTAGTTAAAGTAGAAGTAGGACGGCTATTGAACCTAGTTAACGATGGATGGGCACTAGATACTAAGATGCTCAACCTAACACCTGAACTAGATAAAGTGAAAGCGCTAAGAGCGATAATCAATGCATCAAGATGATAGAGTAGAAGGTAAAGCGATGAGTAGACCTGCAGGATTCGTAGAAATAAGCGGAAGTATATATCCTGCAGGACATGCGTACGGTGAGATCTACTTCAAGTACGCTAATAGCCTGCTAGCGTATGACCCGCTACGTGATGGTAAACTGATAACAGAAGAGGATGCTCGCAAGAAGTATCCTGAATATTTTGTATAGGAGGATAGATGAGTAGAGTAGTTGATACAGGTAAGTTAGCTAAAGCAATGGACACAATGCTGAATACACAGAAGCAAGCAACAGACATGGAGAATGAGTATATGCGAGGAATGTATAACGGTATGGAGTACATGCGGTCATTAGTTACAGGACAAGAGCCGGTATTCATGGAACCTGATGGTACACTAGATAACAAAGCGATGCAACGTACGCCAGAAAGATACCTATAATGTGGTATGCATTCCTTAACAGAATGGGACCTTGCAACAGTAAGTGGATAGATGAGAATGGTAGAGACTGGGCAGGTGGTAGAGTGGACCTAGATTGTGACAATGAGAAAGATCCGAACTACGATCGGTATGGAGTAGAGTACAGTGCGCCAGTAATGCGAGAGAAAGACTGGTATGAACTAGGTGAGTGGCTAGGTAATCAGGCATGGAAAGATATGCCGAGTAGAGAGCAGGTGTTCAGAGGGTTTGAACTAGCGGTAGGACGGAGTATAGAGTACTTTAGGACAGACGATGAACTTTAAAGTAAACACTGACCTAGGTAAACTAGATTCGACAGAAGGTATAGTCTACGTGCTAGAGATGGAAGTAGATGGAAACATAGTAGTAAAGGTAGGCTTCACTAAGCGAGTGCTGGTGACAGACAGGATATGCGAGATACTTACAAGCTTCTTTAATAGTTACAGATACTTCACTAGATTGTACCCTAAGAGATACAGGCGAACTAGTGAGGCATTTGAGAAAGAGCAGGAAATACTGACGTACTTTAAGAATAGGAAGTATGAGAGTAAGAAGAAATTCAGTGGATGCCAGGAACTGCTGGATGTACCACTAGATGAAGTAGTTGAAGTATACGAGCGAGTGCTGAAAGGTGAGAAACTTGATAAAAAACTGGACAATAGTAAGCGATGTGGACGAGGAGCTGGAGAAAAGAGAGAAGATACACCTCCTAAAAAGCGAGGCAGACCAGCTGGAAAAAGAGATAGCGCCCCTAGAAGACGTAAGTCTACCAAGATGGGCGTATAATATAGTAGAATGGAACCAACTGCTGTACAATAGAACTAGATTACGGTGTAGACTACGAGATATTCAGAAGCAATTAAGCGAACTATGTGTATAATATGGTAGATCGAATAGGCGTGAGAGCTATACAAGACGATCTTCTCCTTTGTGTAAGACCCTAGGCTTAGCGGACTAGGGTCAACTACTTATAAAACTTCAAGCAAAATTAAGCAAATTTACAGTATAGTACGTACAGTAACATACAGTAAAGGATAAAATAATGGACGTAGTACCAGTATATATGTTGGAAGACGTACAAGCTGCTATGCCTGCAAGAAAAAGTACAATCACTCAAGAACTAGTGGATATGCTGAACCAAGCGGAGACAGAACCAGAGTTCCAAGGGGAAAGTCTACTACAAACAATGGTGACTTATGAGAGTGTACTGCAGCGAGCAACAGTAGGAATCAAGGAATATGCTAGAGCAATCAAGTTCTGTGCGTACCTAATGTCAATGGATGATAACTATACAGAGGCATATAAGAAAGTGTTCTTCGATAGGGCCTTCGTACGCGAGAGAATGAACCTGCCGACTGACTCTGTGCAGTATAAAGAATTAACTAGCGCGGCATCTAGGTATAGAAGAAGTAAACTAGTAGTGGATATACTCACTATCAGCCAGGCACCACTAGATGTGATGTTCGGTGGAGCAAGGATGAAGGCGGTAATGGTACTAGCTGACACAATGATGACAGCGAAGTACGATAGAGACAAGATTAATGCAGCTAAAGAACTACTAGCGGCAACTAAAGGGCCGGATAGTGTCAAGATGGAACTCGAAGTAGGACCGAATAAGGCGGCAGTAGAGATACAGACTAGACTATTCGATCAACTAGCTCAACTTAGTAGGCAGCAGCACACTAGATTACTAGATGGTGAGAGTATTAACAGTGTACAGCGAATAGGGATAACAGCGGAATTCACAGAGGCGGACATTCATGGCTAAGAGTAAGAAGGAACTAGTTAACCCTAGCGAGGATAGTGAAGTAGGATTGATCGAAGGTGATGAGAGCGTACCGTATAATGACTGGCAAGCGTACCTAAAGGCAGTAGAAGAAGGTAAAGAGAAAGAACCTGAAGATATAGTAGTGATGAAAAGACCTGACTATGAGTTCAATGTGGATGCGGCACTAGATACAGTAGACCTGACGTTCAATGGGTATATACCAAGTGCGGATGCGATTGAGTTCTTTAATATAGTAAGGCTAGTACTAGGTGAAGACCCTGAAGTGGATAACTCACTGATGCACTACTTCCTAGTTGACCTAGTGTATGGGAATATTAAAAGACAAAACTACCCGTATAGCGAGGCGATTAGGGAGAAGATCAGGATTAATGATAGGAAGATAGCTATAATAGCTAGTCGTTATTCGGCGAAGAGCACAGTAATTACAGCGTATATGCCGATAGTACTAGCAATTAAAGGTAAAATGCCTAACTTCGGTACGGTGATGTTCGCAGTAGGATTCGGTGATAGTCAGCAAGCAGGTGCTAAGGTACAGGCTAATACAATTAGGGACTTCTGCGCAGATAGTGCGTTCTGTAAAGAGTACTTCGAAAAAATGAGATTCACAGATGAAGAATGTGAGTTCATTAGGCGAGGTGATGGACGGCTAAAGGATAGAGCATTCATGTACAAAGTGAAGGGAGCTGCAGGTGGTAGTGTGCGCGGTATCCGTTATAGGACTGAACGACCTCAGCTAATATTCTTCGACGACATAATTAAGAATGAAGCTGACGCAAGTAGCCCGGTCATCATGAAGAAACTGAAGAGTATGATCTACTCTGATGCAGAGAATGCGCTAGGGGTGCGGGGGAAGATCATCGCGATCAATACGCCGTTTAATAAAGCGGATCCGATCTACAGTGCGCTAGAGAGTGGAGTATGGACGCCGATATGTCTACCGATATGTGAGAAGATCTACCTAGGTATGCCAAAGAGTGAGTACAGAAGCTCGTGGCCAGCAATGCACTCGTATGAAAAGACGATAGTTCGGTACGAAGATGCACACTATGGTGGGACATTGAGAGAATTTAACCAGGAATTAATGTTACGAATTAGTAGTGATGATGAAAGAATGGTAAAGGATGATATGATCCAGTGGTACGATAGAAGTAGAATGACTAGAAACCTAGCTAACTTCACGATCATAATCACTACAGACTTTACAGCGAATAACTCTGGTAAGGGGGACTTTAGTGGTTCGGCAGTGTGGGCGATAGGGGCGGATGATGATAAGTTTCTACTGGACTTAGAGTTGAAGAAGCGAACTATACAAGAGCAGTATGAGGGATTGATTAGACTGGTGGCTAAGTGGGGTAAAGGTGGGCGACTGATAGAGGTCGGAATAGAGACTGATGGACAACAGCAGCTGAATCTATTTGCGTTAAAGCAGATGATGGCAGATAAGAATGTATGGTTCAGATTCGCTAGACAGAAGGGCGCTAAAGAACGTGAGGGCATAAGAAGTAAGGCAGCTGGTGGTAGTAAGTTGGAGAGATTCAAGTACATGATGCCTAGCTTCGAGATGGGAAAGATACACTTTCCAGAGGAGCTAAGGAATTCACTAGATATGAAAGAGATGTTGGAGGAATTGAAGTACGTGAGCCATATGGCGATCGGGTGTTTAGCAGGTGATACAAAAATACTTACTCCTACTGGCTATGTTCCAATTGAAGATATCAAACACGGTGATGCAGTTATCTCCCACAATGGCTGTACTTCAACTGTACTTAAGGTAAAAGACCCTATAATAACAGGAGTAAAACAAGTCTATACAGTCGTAACAGGCGCTGGTATAATGCACTTAACTGAGTGTCATCGAGTACTAACTATGCGTGGGTACGTCCCAGTAAAGGACTTGTTAGCTACAGACCTAATTATTAAGGACGATAGATGGCTAAGACAGTCGAATACGCAGGATATAAATGGACAGATAGAGGACGGGGCTATTACCAGTCAACTAGAAACATCGGATCGAAACGACAGTGGCTGCACCGCTACATGTACACACAAGAAGTGGGGCCTATCCCAGAAGGTATGGAAGTACATCACAGAGATGAGAACAAAGATAGCAATACCATCGGTAACTTTGAACTACTTAGTCCGTCAGACCATCAAAAGCTGCACGTCGCAGATGATGCGCATTGGTACAGCGACAAACAAGTTGCTATCAGAGCTGCTACTAAAGAAAAACGGCAAGCGGCTTGGGACGCAAAAGACAAAAATCGAACTTGTGTCCAGTGCGGGACAACCTTTCAACTCAAAAAACGAGATAAGAATGATACAAAGTTCTGCTCCAGTAAATGCCAACACTATCAGCGTATGTACACAGCAAGTAACACCTATGAGGCACCTAAAGAAGTCGAGTGCAAGTGGTGCGCTAAAGTGTTTATGCAGCACACCCACCACAACGTATACTGTACTGAAACATGCGCTACAGCAGCTCTGCAAACAAAATACAGAGCTGAAACTGTTACAAAGCAGTGCGAGTACTGTGGTAAAGAGTATACCGCAAATAGATTATCTAGTGGAAAGTGCTGTTCGGTTGAATGTCGAGACGCTAAACGCCACTCATTGGACACCAAATGCGAATGCCGAGAATGTGGAACTGGCTTTATGGGACAATCTGCAAAAGTTAAATTCTGCTCAAATAGCTGCTATCGTAACTCCGTTAATAAGCATAGAGCCAAGAGCAGTCGAGACGGTGTATGACTTCGAAGTTGAAGGTACAAACTGTTTCCTAGTTGATGGTGGCGTGGTAGTACATAATTCGAAGCATGATGATGGACTAGACTTGATTAGCCAACTTGGTATGATAGAGTACATACTACCTAGTATGAGTATGGAAGAGTACGAAGATAGTGAGTTACCGCATGCTAGTAAGCAATACTGGGGCAAGTGGGACCATGAGAAAGAGGATAGTGGAAGCTCAGTCATCTTTTAAGGTGACTGAAAGGTGAGAAGTGGTATAATTGGAAAAATTATAGAGAGGCAGTGAATGAAGTTATCATTGATATTGCAACAAGCTAGATCAGGTGAGCTGAGCTCG